AGGCTGCCCGTCGTCCAACCGGAACGCCACCCCCCGCACCGCGCCCGCATCCGGCGCCAACATCACCGAGAACGGCACCGGGATCGACAGGCTGTCCGACATCGCCTGCACATACGCGGTGATCACCCCGCCCCGCCCCGCCAAGTCGGCCGACGAGATCACGTCGAACACTCCCGCCGTGTCGGTGGTCTCGGTGACGTTCCGCACCATCAACGTGACCCGCTCCGTGCCCGTGTAGGAGCCGGACAGTGCCAACATTTCCTGGCCCGCCATCTCCATCTTGAACTGGCTCGCGGGCAACCACTGCGATCCATCCCAGTAGTCCACCTGCCCCGGGCTGGTGCCCAGAATGCTCAACGCATTCGGTACCGGCGCCGGGGCAGCGGCATCTCTGGCGGCATCGTCCGCGAACCGGCGGACCACCGAGTTCATCCCGGTATCGGACAGACCCAGTCCTCCGGCGCTGGTGGCGAGCATCCGGTCCGGATCTTCGGCCACCTGCAACGGGGTCCCGGCGGACCCATCCCCGGCCAGCGACGGGTCGTGCAGCACCGCCCCGGACGCCGCCGACGTGGGTGCCCGAGGCGTCCACTGGCCGGTCGCGGAATCCCAGCCCAGCACCTGCCCGTTGGCCGGGGCGGGAGCATTCACGTCCGGCAGATCGTTCAGGGCTGCGGTGGCCGCGAACCCCACCGACAGTTCCCACGGCGAGGCCAAGGTCCCGGCGCCGTTCAGGGTCAGGTTGAACACCGAGGTGTCGGTGACTTCGAGGTCGACATCCCCGATCACCACGAACGGGTCACCAGGGGAACCGGTCCCGGCGATCTGAATATGCTGGCCCGCCTCGATCACGCACGAACAGGTTGCGCCTCCGCAGCAGCGTGGCATGGAACTCTCCTTACTCCTGTATCGCGATCCAGTTGACCGGGATGGGTGCGGGACTGCCGGACACGGTGGTGCCGTCACGGTGAATGACGTGCACGTTCATGCCGGTCATGGTGGTGTTGTCGGTCCCGGCGTAGAACGACCCGAACGAGGTCATTCCGGCGTTAGAGGCCACCGCCCGAGGGATCGCGGTGAACCGGCCCACAGGGAAAGTGATCGCCACGTTGGCCCGCGACTGGCCGACCGGGATGGTGACGGTGGTGAACCCTGCCGCCATCTTCGGCACCGTGGCGGCGGTGGCACCGGGAACGGTCACGGTGATCTCGCCGCTACCCGCGTCAGCGGCACTCACACCGGCACCCACAAAGTTCAACCGGGCGGCAGACGCCAACAGTTGAGTTCCCTCATCCTCGACCGCGATACCGCCCCCCGGGTCGCCGGGGATCGCGACCACCACCTCTCCGGTCGCGTCGGGCGCGGTCACCGTCACTCCGGCGCCCTGAAAGTCGATGACGTTCACCCCGGACAGGATGGTGGTGTTGTCATCCTGGACGCTCAGCGCGATCGCAGCATCCTGCGATTCCACCAGATACGGGTTGTTCGCCGTACCGGTACCGGTGACATCAATCCCGGCGCCACCCACGACCGTGCAGGAACATTGGTCGCTCGCGCAGCCACAACGTCGTGACGCCATCACGCCTCCCGGGTTTCCACCGTCCGTGGCTCGCGATCTGGGGTCTGGGTGACCTCGACCGGCCGTCCTGCTACCAGCAGAGTCTCAGGCTTTGATGACGAAAGCGAGGGAACGCCACGGCGGCATCACATCCACCGGCGTACCGGTTCCGGTGACCCCGGAGGTTCCGACAAAGTTTCCCAAGTTGACCGAGTGGATGTGAGCACCATCCGACCGGACCGGCCCGGGTCCTACCTGGACGGTGGAAGTACCCCGCCGGACACTGCCAGCGGTGCCGTCGTTGTTGGACAGTTCAATCTCGTGGGTGTGGTTACCCGCAGAGTTGGTGTTCTTCGGACCGTGGTCGTGGGTGATCGCGTGCGTGTGTGGCGGCAGGTTCGCCACTGCGAGCGCCTTCGCCTCCGCTCCGGCAGCAGTGCCGATCGGTTTGGTAGCGGACGCACCGACCGGGAACCGATCCAGCATGTTCGGTACGGCAAAGTTCGAGGTGCCGTCGCCGCCGAAGTTGGTGCCGATCACCGCGAACAGTTCCGGGTGGGTGGCGATGGTGTAGATGGCGCCGTCGCACAGCAGCCACCCGTCCGGCGGGTTACTGGACCCGAACATCCAGATAGTGCCGGTAGGAATGATGACCCCGGTGGTCACGTCGGGAACAGTGACCGTCACCACCGCCTCGTCGACCCCGGGAGTCACCGAGACAGCGGAACCCCGGAAGTCCAGACGATGCACGTCGACCGCCACGTTGGCGTTGTTGATCTGAACGTCGATTCCGGTCTCGATGTCGACAACGTTCGAGGTGACGACGTAGGGATTCCGCTCCGATCCGGCCCCAGCGACGGTCATCCCGTCACCCGCCACGATCACGCAGGAACATGAATCACTGGCACAGCCGCAGCGTCGAGCCATTATTCCTCCCGGGTTCTCACCGTCTGGTGCTCCACCCTCGACTGGCTGCCGGGACGGCCGTCCTCCGCGACCAGCCTCCCACAGATCACGTCTTCACGACGTAGTTGAGGCACAAGTGCGGGATGGTGTCGAACGACGAGGTGGTGATGCCGTGGGTGTGCTGCCCGTCGTTGGTTCCGGCGATCGTGTTCACCCTGGTACCGGTACCACCGGTGGAGGTGTTCTGGGTGCCGGTGTGGTTCACGTTCGTGGCGGTGTGGTTGTGGGCCGGGGTCCGCGACGACTGGGTGGTGTTGCCCTCGTTGCGGCCGATCACGATGCCGCCACCCACCCCGATCGGGTAACGACGGACCAGGTCGGGCACCGCGAACGTGGTGGTGCCGTTGCCGCCGAACGTGGCCAGCAGTAGCCCGCCCAAAGTGGGATAGTCGGCGATGTTGTAGACGGCGCCGTCGCAGTTCAGGAACCCACCCGGCGCGGACGGAAGAGCGTACGGCAGCACGGTCCCGGTGGGCACCCCGGTGAGTCCCCCGGACTGCTCCGCCGACGAGAACGACTCGTCCCACCACACCGTGACAGTGGGCGACCCAGCCACCGGGACCATCGAGAATCGGCCGAACAGGTGCCCGGTGGGGACCGTGAACACCACCGCGTACCGCTTCCACGCAGTGGTCACCGCGATGCTGCGTTGGGTGGTGATCCCGAGCGCGGCGAAATACTGGGCGTCCGCAGCGGTGGGTCCGGTGACCTGCTCCACCCAACAGGTGACGTTGACGCTGGCCTTCGCCCAGAACCCGAACGTGATCGTCTGCACGTCGGTGACCCCGTGCGCGTTCTGCTCCTGCACTCGGCCATTCGCCCCGGTCGGGACGACTGCCTTGACCGACGACCCGGCAATCCGGTCCACGCTGTCCGGGGTCATCGTGGCGCCGCCGTCCTGCCAGAAGTTGGACCAGCCCACGATCCCCGTCGCACCACCCAACTGGTCAAAGGTGGGGTTCTCGTGGAGTGCGGCAGCCACCTCGATCAATGGTCGTTCGGTGCCGGTCGGGTCCAGGCAGTAGGGCAACCCGTCGGACTTGAAGTACAGCGCCGACTGCCCGGCCGGGGGGGTGGCCGGGGTCAGCAGATGCTTCATCCTGGCTGCGACCGAGAAGATGCCGCTCATCCGGTCACCAACGCCGTATACACACCGGACCCAACCGCCAGGTCGGACCTGACTTCGATGGTGTTCGCCGACGCGATCCTGAAGTCCAGCACTACTTCGGTACCGGATTCGTAGAACGTCGCGGTCACCGGTGACCGGTTCAGGCTGTGGGTGAGCACCGTCCAGACGCCTGCGGTAAGCGCGGGCACGTTGCCGTTGAACGACACCACCATCCCGGTGTGGGTGTGGTTCCCGGCCGCCGCCTGGGTGGCCCCAGTGCCCAGGGTCCGCATCGACGCAGTGCCCGCCGCACCATCCTTGTTGGCGGCAGCCACATCGGTGTCGGTGATGGTGCCGTCGGCGATCTTCACCGAGGTGACCGCACCGTCCGCGAGTTCCGGGGTGCCCACCTTCAGAGCACCGATGTCCGGGTTTGGATAGGTACCGGTCAGGTCGCCGCCCGCCGGACCCGACGGGGGCAAGGTCGTCGGGTTCGGCGGGACGGCGGCGATCTGCGCGTCCACGTACGTCTTCGAGGTCGGATCGCCCGCGTTCGCCGGGGTGGCAGGCAGGTCGGCGATCTTGTCGGGGGTCACCGCGTTGGCACCCAACTCGGTGTTCCCGACCGCACCTGTCGCGATCTCGGCAGCCCCCACCGCGTCGGCAGCGATCTGCGGGTTCGGGTAAGTGCCAGTGAGGTCCCCACCCGCCGGGCCGGAGGGTGCGCCACCACCACCGCTAGGTGGTACCGCCCAGGTGCCGTCGCCACGAAGGAACGTGGTGGAGTCCTTGGTGCCGGTCGCCGCCAGGTCGGTGTTGGTGACGGTGCCGTCGGCGATCTTCGCGGACGTGACCGCGTTCGCTGCGATCTGCGGGTCGGGGTAGGTGCCGGTCAGGTCGCCCCCGGCGGGACCCGAAGGTGCTCCACCGCCCCCACCGGTGCCGGTGGCCCACGCGGTGTAGGTGCGGGTGCCGTCCTCGTTGGTGATAAACGACCGGGTGTACAGGGCAGGGTCGGCAATCGGAGTCTGGATCGGGGGAGTGGCCGGGTCGGCGTCGTCGTCCACGTCGGTCAGGTACTGCCAGACCCGCTGCACCCCTTGGCCGTACGGGTTGGACTCCACGATCCCCACCCAGTGCTTGGTGTCGTCGGGCGAGTTCAGGGTCGCGTTCGCGCTACCCGGCGTGGAGTAGAAGAACCCGTTGACGATCGGTCCGTCGGAGTCCCAGTCCTCCACCAACTGGGTGTAGGGGCCGATCCCGGGACCCACCACGTCGATGGCGGGTGCTACCGAGGGGCGCCGCTCCTCGTGCATCAACCGCTTCTCGATGTCCCGCATCCAGTCGTTCATCGACACCGTTGGACGCCACGAGTTGTTCACTCCCATGGTTCGACTCCCCTCACTCGGCGTCGGTCTCGCCGGTCAGATCGGGGTCGTCGTCGCCACCATGCGGGGACGGGGACAGGGTGACCTTCACCTGTTCCACTCCGGCGATCTCTTCCACGTCGACCGAGTCCAACTTCTGCCACTGCGCGAGTTTCCGGCAGGTGAGGGTGGCCCGCAGTGGGATCCACACCCCGGGGATCAACTGGTTGATGCTCAGGTTCACCTGCGGGTTCAGGGTGGAGTTGTCGGGCACCCGAACCACTACCGGGGTGGGCCACCGGTCCGCGATACCGCGCTGCGCCTGACCCCGCAGGTCTGCCTCCAACGCGGCCTTCTTGGACGGGGTGAGCGCGTCGGTGGATACCGACGCCCCCGCCTGCTCCTTGTAGGACGAGGACACCATCTCCACCGGACCGTAGAACTCGTCCCAATTCTTGTCGGTGTGACCGTGCGGGTAGGCGACCCCGGCGATCCCGTTGTTGTTGGTGACCGCGAACCAGTTGGCGGTCTGCATCCCGTACTCGGTGACGATCACCGGGTCGGAGAAGTCACCGTCCCGCATCTCGGGGAGCCTGCCGATCGCCCGGTGGGTGTCCCAGTACAAGATCCGCCGCCCCACCGTGGTGTAGTCCAGTCCGGCGGTGGCGGCCAGGTCGTCGATCTCCTCCCATGCGGTCCGTGAATAGTCGGGCACCTGGCGGTTCTGCTGAGCGTCGTTGTCCCACCGGATCGCGGTCACGTAGGGCAGCACGTTGGGGTCTTCGTAGGCGAGCGCGTTGAGGGTGATCTGCAGCGCCCGGTCCACCACCGTGTTCCTGCCGATCACCAGGTACGGCCCGCCCTTGGGACCCTTCGTGGAGGGAGTCTTGGGAGTGAGGTCGACCCGCCGGTAGGCGTCGTTGTATCCCTGATGCATCACCCGGCGGTACAGGTAGCCCATCACGTCTTTCGCTTCGACCTCCACCGAGGTCGCGGTATAGGTGATCCGGGTGATCGGCCCCTCAAACACCCGCACCCCGTCCCGGAACACCACCAGTTCGTGCATCCAGGACCGCAACTCACCGAGCAATTCACAACAGTCCTGGTCGAACCCGTTGGTGTCGGCGATGCAGTTCCCGATGTCGTCCCGTTTCCGGGTCCAGATCAGCCGTTCCAGGGGCTTGATCTCACCGCGCAGCACCCGCCCACCCCGGTCGTAGACGAACACCCGATGGTGACCACATCCGAGCGCCCCCATCGGCTCGGACTCCTCGAACAGTGGCGGGTCGTCGACGATCGCCGAACCGGGAGTGACAGCGGCCTGGAACTGTCCGGAGGTTGACCACCCGGAGGGCACCCCGAGGTTCTTGTCGTCGTAGGTACGCACCTGCCACTCGTAGAGAAACCCCTGTGCGAAATAGCCGGGAGCGATGTCCCACTGGTTCACGGTGCCGGGGGTGATGCCCTCCCCGTACTGGACGGTCCAGCCGCCCGCGTCGATCAGGTCACCGTGGGCGTTGTAGATCGGGTCGGGGCCGCTGCTGCCGACCACCCGCCAACGAATGTCGGCCTGCACCTGTTTGTCGGTCGGATCCACCTTCCGGAACGTCCAGGTGAACCTGACGGTCTCGTCGACGATCACTCCCCGACCCCGACCACCGACCGGGTCGACCGGGGTGGGTGGGGACGAGGCACCCCGGACGAAGAACGACCGCGGCAGCGGCTCCTTCGACGGGATGCCCTGCGGGTCCCAGGCTTTCACCGTCCAGTAGTAGGTGGTGTTCGCGACCAGGTGATGCGCGAAGTAGGGACGGAAGGTGTTCTTCCCGGTTGCACCGCCCTGACGGCCGTCGGTCGGGAGGTACTGGGCCTTCCCTCCTTCGGGCCAGTACTTGATCCGGTAGGCGCCCTGATTCGGGGATTCGGGGTCGTCCGGGTCGGTGAACCGCCAGTCAAAGAGGAACTGGTTGGCGACACCCCCCGGCTTGTACTCCTCGATCTCCGCGTTCTCCGCCGGGTCCACCAGCGACACCTGTGGCGCCCGGTTCGTCCAGAACGACGCCCCGGTGTAGGTCTTCGACTTCCTCCCGTCCTTGGTGACCGTCCACATCCGGACCTTGTACAACTCGTTCGTCTTCAGGTTGCCCAGGCGTACCCCCTCGCGGCGCCCCTGCTGGCCGAAGTCGGACCGCACCTCCTTGGGAGGGGTCTTGAAGTTGTTCGACGAGTACCGCACCACCAACTTGGTCGGACGCTTGTGCTTCGGGTCGTGGATCTTCGCGCTGATGTGGATGGAGTGCATTTCCTTGGTGATCTTGTCCGGGGTGGCGTTCTTGCCGTTGATCTGCACCTCGGACGGTGGGGAGGGGTGGTTGCCCTTGTCCTTGTTGTCGTCGGCCATCAGGCGACCCGCGCATACAGGGAGAGGTCCACCGTGGGCATGGTGGAGGTTTGCGGCAGATCCACGGCCACGATGTAACCGAACCC